CACTCAGGGTTCATTGGTTATTCCAGCAAGCACAAGTATAACTGCTTCCGCTGCGGTAACAACAAATGCTGGATTGATATTACCAGGCAATTTAGAATTAACTTCTGCAATTGTTGTTGATGTCGACTCACAAGTCAATGTTGCTGCTGAACTAGCAGTAAGTGGTGTATTAACAGCCGATGCTAGTATTGTGGGCTTGTTAGACAGTGATATTCCAGCTACAGCAGCATTTACCGCCAACATCACAGGCACAAATCTAGTTATTGGCGAGTTAGCAGTTGATGCTGCCACAGCGATTACAGCAGATGAACAATTAACACTGGGCACTACTGTTGCACTGGATGCTGAATTTGCACAAACTACTACTGCTGGCAACATCATTAGATTGGTATATCCATTTAATTGGTTAACACACCCAACATGGGATGAATGGTTAATTTGGCAGAACACGTTTACCCTGCCAGCCACATTTACACAAACCACACAAGGCGACACAGTTGAACTACACCTAGCAGAAATGGCTGTGAGTGCAGAGTTTGTGACAGACACAGACAGCACAGTAGCACACACTGGCATAATTGATGTTGAATCCAACTTTGAAAGTTATGTGTCGTTTAACGGAGTTATACCAGCAGACACAGCAATTAACGCTGTGTTTGATATTGCTACAACAACACAAGTGCACCGTCCAGCAGAACTTGATTTAACTAGTGCAAGCGAATTCTCAGCAGCAATTAGTGGAAGTCGCCCAGGTGATATTGATGTTAGTGCCACTACCACAATAGCTGTTGATAGCACAGTTGAGCACACTGGCGTTGTTCAAGCCACGGCAGAATTTGTTATGGTGTCCAGTTTAGGGCGTGTAAGCGACGCTGAAATTGACACACAAGCAACATTTACCGCCACAATTGACTCACTTGTTAATTATGGTTCAGCAATTCAATTAAATACAGCATTCAATAATACGGTTGATGCTGGTATTATCCATGATGCTGCTCTAGCTGTGTCTGCTGAAACTGCGCAGTCCCTAACAGCACAGTTAACACTTAGCACTGACATGGCAGCTACAGCAGAATTTGCTGTTGACGATATTACACCACTATTGATTGTAAATGGTGCTGCTGAATGGACAGCATTAACTGCTACAGCAATTGTTGCGTTTGTTGAACGTCCAGACCCATGCAGAACATTAACTGTTTTAGCAGAAACAAGAACCCTAACTGTTGGTGCTGAAACAAGAACACTGAATATTAGAACATGTAGCTTACGGAGAGCAGCATAATGACACAAACAACAGGATTTAGAACTGATAACATTGGATCATATATTGTTAAAGATCCGGAAAGTTATCTAGACTATTCAATTGATTGGAGCGATTGGTTAGACTCGGGTGATGGCATTGCAACCAGCACTTGGACTATTCAATCAATCAGTGGCGATACTGATCCATTAACCACTGACAATAACACACGCACACTTACAACAACAACTGTGTGGTTAGCAGCAGGATCAGCCAGTAATAACTATCGCATTACCAATACAATTACAACAGCAAGCGGATTAACCGACGAACGCTATTTTAGAGTGTTTGTTAAGGATCGTAGTGCATAATGGCACTTAGTGAGTGGCAAAAAACTGTTTCCAGTGACACATCACGCTTCAAATGTGTGGTGGCTGGACGCAGAGCGGGCAAAACACATCTTTCAATACGAGAGATGGCTCGTGCTGCTCGCTATCCAGATCAAAAGATATTCTATGTGGCACCATCATACCGTCAAGCAAAACAGACAGTATGGAACAAACTAAAAAAGAAACTAATAGAATTAAATTGGGCAGATAAAATTAACGAAAGTGATTTAACTATTACTTTACGAAATGGCTCAACTATTAGTCTTCGTGGTGCAGATAACTTTGACAGTTTACGCGGCGTTGGACTTGATTACATTATTCTTGATGAATTCGCGTTCATCAATGAAGCGGCCTGGTCGGAAGTACTGAGACCTACACTATCAGATACCGGAGGAGGTGCAATGTTTATCACAACACCAGCCGGTATGGGTAATTGGGCATACGATTTGTATCAGAGAGGTCAAGATCCAACAGAAACTGACTGGCACAGTTGGCAATACACCACAGCTGATGGAGGCCGCGTTCCACTTGAAGAATTAGAAGCAGCACGTCGTGATCTAGATGAACGCACTTACAGACAAGAATACGAAGCACGCTTTGAAACATATTCTGGTGTAATTTATTATGGCTTTAACAGCGAGCGCAATCTATTACCATACACTGGTGCTAACCCCAAACAAATACTGTTAATGACAGACTTTAACTACAATCCCATGGCAGCATGTGTGGGTGTGCAATGTGATGGTTATATACACATTATTGATGAAGTTGTTATCTACGGATCAAACACACAAGAACTTGCTGACGAAGTAAAGAACAGATATCCCGATGCACGTGTAACAGTTTTCCCAGACCCTGCTGGCGCACAAAATAAGACATCAGCGGGTGGTAAAACAGATATTTCAATATTAGAAAACGCAGGCTTTCGTGCGCTATATAGACGCAAACATCCTGCGGTTAAGGATCGCATTAATGCAGTTAATTCTGCACTTAATCCCGGATCCGGCAAACCAAAACTCGTAATTGATCCAAAATGTAAACGACTCATTGAAGGTTTAGTTAAACAAACTTACAAGGAAGGCACACAGATTCCAGATAAGAACAATGATTTTAACCACATTAATGACGCGGTCGGCTATGGCGTTGAATACTTGATGCCTGTAGTAAAATACCCAGATGATACACCTCAGCCAACACACTGGGGAGTAATTACATACTAAATATAAGACAAGGATTCCATAATGGAAAAGACAGCAGCAGAACTTTTAGCAACGCATCCAGAATATGAACTTCATATTGAGTCATGGCGTTTTCTCAACAACTCATACTTGGGTGGCAGACATTACAAAGCACAGGATTACCTTCCTCGCTATACATATGAAACTGCTGAACAATATCGTCAGCGTGTAAACGAGACTCCACTGGACAATCATTGCGCCTCGATTGTTAATATCTATAACAGCTTCTTGTTTAGTGAACCGCCAGTTAGAGATTTTGGTTCTATGGCTAACAATCCTGTGCTGACTGTGTTCCTAGAAGATGCTGATCATGAAGATCGTTCATTTGATGATTTTATGAGCGAAGTGGATCGCATAAGTGCTGTTTATGGGCATGCTTGGGTAGTTGTGGATAAACCTGCTGCGGATGCAACTACACGTGCTGATGAACAACAACAGGGTATTCGTCCTTATGTTAGTATGTTTTCTCCGCCCAGTGTGTTGGATTGGGAATGGACTCGTAATCCAAACGGAACCTATGACTTAACCTATTTAAAAGTAATTGAATCACAAACAGCAACCACTACTGTTGTTAAATGTTTTTATGCGGATGTTATTGACACGCATGTAATTTATAAAAACGGAACCAGTACAGAACTACTTGCTTCAGTGCCTAATGCATTGGGTTATGTTCCAGCAGTTTGTGTTTATGACACACGCTCACCGGTTAAGGGCATTGGTATTAGTGCTATTGAAGGGCCCGCTGACATGCAGCGTTCGATTTTCTCACAAAATTCGGAGATCGAACAATTAATTCGCCTAAGCAACCATCCAAGTTTAGTTAAAACACGTGATGTAAATGCTAGTGCTGGTGCAGGTGCTATTATTACTATTCCAGATAATATTGATCCAGGTTTAGTTCCTTATTTGCTGCAACCCAATTCCGGAAACTTAGATAGCATTCGTGCTAACATCAATGACAATGTTGATGCTATTAACAGAATGGCAAATGTAGGCAGCATTCGTGTGTTGGAATCACGCACACTTAGTGGTGTAGCAATGGACACAGAGTTTCGTTTATTGTCAGCACGTTTAGCTAAAAAATCAAATCAATTAGAACTGGCTGAAGAACTAATTTGGCAAATATTTGCTAATTGGATGGATACTGAATGGGACGGGTATATTGAATACGCTGATTCATTTAACACACGTGATAAGTTAAATGACTTGAACACTTATAAATTAACACAAGAAATATTGCCCGCAAACAGTGGCTTGCAAGCTGTTATTACACGTAAGGTTGCTGAATTAATCACAGATGACAGTGATGAAATTGATGCAATTATTAACAGCACTAACACAGGACTAGATATTAATGGCTAGAAAGAAAAAATCAAATGTTTACAAAGGCGTAAGTGTTTGTAAATCAGACTGCTCAGGACATCGTGCAGGTGCGCGATATGCACGCAGTGGTGGTTCAGAACCATCACCACACTCGCCCAGCTTTAACAAAGGCATGCGTGTTGAACTGGGAACATTTAGAAGGGGGTCAAGATAATGTATAAGAAAAAGAAAGGTGGTTCAGGCAAAGGCGGACGTAAGTATCGTTGATGTTTGAAAAACAATAAATAATATACTAAAACTTATTACTGCGAAAGCAGGTTTTACTCAACACAAGAGGTTAAAAGACACATGGAAACTGAAACCATTACAAATCAGGAAAATCAAGAGGTGACTGGCACAACCGCTGAAAGCCAGGTAGAACGTGGATTTACTCAAGAAGAAGTAAACCGCATTGTTGCAGATAGAGTTGAAAGAGAACGCAAGAAATACGAATCAAAGTATTCAGGTGTAGACATTGAACACTATCAACAACTTGCCGAGGCTGAAGAAGCCCGTAAGATTGAAGATCAGAAGAAACGCGGTGAATTTGAAAACATTCTCAAAGACACAGTAAGCAAAAAGGATTCTGTAATCAATCAATTACAATCGGAGTTGAAAAGCATCAAAGTAGATGGAGCATTGCTTAACGCAGCCAGCAGCTTAAAAGCTGTTAATCCAGATCAAGTTGTAAGACTATTAAAGGATCAAGTGCGTTTAGGCGATAGTGGCTCAGTAGAAGTGGTTGATCCAGCAACTGGTCAAATTCGTTACACTGATTCAGGTGATGCATTTGATATTAAAAGTTTGGTAAACGATTTCTTACAAGCCAATCCACATTTTGTAGCCGCAACTCCAAAAGGTTCAGGAACAGTTAGTAATACTAACAGTTCGGGCCAGGGAAAACTGGATGTGTCAAAATTAGATATGACAAATCCAGAACACCGCGAACTATACAAACAATATAGAAAAGAACGCGGTCTCGCCTAATATAATCAAGGAGATTTATAATGGCTTATGAAACTACAAGCAGCACTTTAAACGACCTGCTACCAAGCATCGTTGCTGAAGCAATGTTCGTTGCTAACGAACGCTCAATTATGCGTAACCTAGTTAAAGTTTACGATTTACCAATGGGTTCAGGTAAAACTATTACTGTTCCACGTTACCCAGTGCAAACTGCTGCTGGCGTAAACGAAGGCACTGATCTCAGCAATACCGCAGTATCAACTGATGGTGCAACACTAACTGTTGGTGAAGTTGGTATTATGACCACCGTCACTGACTATGCTATGATGACTTCAGCTAGCAATGTTATTGCTGACGTAGGTCGTTTGTTTGGTGAAGCAATTGCTAAGAAAATGGACAAAGACTTATTAGCTCTGTTCTCAGGCTTCAGCACAGACGTTGGTGGTGCTTCTACTGCTATGGATGCTGCACTTGTTGCTAAAGCAGTTGCTACACTTCGTGCTAACTCAGTTCCAGGTGATGAACTGTTCTGCGTATTGCACCCATATGTTGCTTATGATCTAAAAGCTAACCTAACCAACACATTTGCTAACCCAAATGGTGGCATGATCCAAAACGAAGCAATGGCACAAGGCTATGTTGGCACATTGTTTGGTGTTCCAGTGTTCGAAAGTGCGAACATTGACAACACTGGCACCGCTGGTGACTATGTTGGTGGTGTATTCCATCGCAATGCACTAGGCCTCGCAATGCTTCAAGATATCAAACTTGAAACTCAGCGTGATGCTTCTTTACGTGCTACGGAAGTAGTAGGTAGTGCTGTATACGGCGTTGGTGAACTATATGACACTTATGGTGTTAAGATCACTGCTGACAGCAGCCTAGTTAATCCTTAATAGGAGCATAAACAATGGCAATGAGTAGCGACACAGATATCCTAGAATATTTTCCAGATTTATACAATTATGGAATCCAAGACTTCTCTGCGGAACACGCAAAGACTCGTGGAGATATTCTGCG